GAATTACCAAAATAATTTATGTTAAATTTTACAAACCAATGTCCAGTTGATGGAAAAGTAAATACACCAGAGCTTTGCGACATTCCTGTTCCTAAATATCCTTGTGGAGCTGTGTCTACTCTTTCTAAATTTGTAGTTAAATAGCTAGAACCATCAAAGCTCGTTGTTAATCTCCATTGATCTATTTCTGTAACTCCACCACCTTTAATATGACTATAATCAATTCTTTTAATTGTTCCAGCATCTGATATTAAAAATTCGTCTGTGTCCGCGGGTTCTGCAGCTAATTCAGTTTGTCCAGAGATAACATTATTATTTAAATGTTCACTCTCAACAGCACCATCAGCAATCTTTGCTTCTGTAACTGCATCACCTGCAAGTTGTGAAGTGCTAACAGATCCTGCAGGAGCATTTACTGTTCCTACAGCTCTACCTAGAAATACACAGTACATCTCATCAGTACCATTAACCAATGCCGCTGATAGTGTTAAGGTTGTGCCCGATGCAGTGTATGCTTTACCTGATCCTGGCTCCTGAACAATGTTGTTTACAACAAGTCTGATATCGTTTTCGTTAGTTACAGAATGTGATAGCGTGTATGCAGTCTGAGAGTTTACGATTGTAAATACCTGTCTCTCAAAACTTATGAAACTTCTTGCTGGTGCATTTCCTAAATAGCCCATGAATCTCCTTACGTACTAATTGCATCGACAACAGACATCCAACCTGTTACAGAAGATGTGATAAACACATCTGCATTTATTGTTGATGTTGTAATATTAGATAGACGAACAGAAATAATAGCATCGTCAGAATTACTTGTGTGTACTACTGTTGCTGATGTTCCTACTGCGTTTAAACCATATCGTTCAAAATCTTGTGCCATAATTATCCTTTTACTATAATGCTATTGCCATTGCAACCGCAAATCCTGCTGATACTCCTGCGGATCCACTAGACGCTGAAGTAACTCTACCTTTTGCGTCTACTGTAATTGATGAATTTGTATAACTAGCTGCTGATACTCCAGAGTTAGCTAGTGTTAATGCCCCGCCAGATGCGATTGTTGCATCTCCTGACATGTCCACTTCTTCAAAAGATGTACCATCTGCGACTAATATTTTGTTAGCTGTATTTGTTGGTAATTTTAATTTAGATCCAACAGTTATATCTCCTAAAGTAGTTAAATTTGAATTAACTTTATTACTAATATTCGTAACATGATTACCCATATATCCATGAGATGAACACTGATAGTATAGAATATTTGGTGTGTTTTCATCTACAGCGATCTGCGTATAAGCACCAGAACTACCAGGTGTTCCATTTGTGGTTACTCCTGTTGTGTAAGCTGTGGATTTATCTGATTCTAGATAGAATCTAAAAGGGTGTCCACTGTTTGATGAGTCTGATTGATCAAATCTATAATAGTATGCGTAAGCTGAGTTTGATGTATCTACACCAGATAATCTCAAAGCAGGTGCCTCTAATCCATCTAGATAATATGCATTACCGGAACCCACACCTTGATACGGGTGATTACCAGATTTACTAGCAACTTTAACTGTGATTATTTTTGGCGCTGATGAAGAACCATATTCTTCTGGATTTGGTAAACCTATTTTTGCACCAGGCACTGTACAGAATACCTCTGTTGCACCTGCAAAATTTACGGCAGCATCACTGTTAGAACTGGAGATAATGTAAGTTCTAGCTAAAGTGCTTGCTCCACCATTTAAAGTTCCAAAACCAACTTCAAAATTATTTGTTCCTGTTTCAAAGATACAGTAATAAGTAGTGTTGCCTCCACCGATACCAGCAGCAAAAGTTTCAAAACCTGAAACTGCTCCACCTAGTGTAAACGTGCCTGTTCCAGTGGTTGCACTGGATTCTTTTACCCTATCATTTAATTTAAACGCCATTTAAAATCCTACGATGTTAAACTGATAATTGCATTACTAGCAGTAGAAGGATCAGGAAACGAAATAGTGAAGTCACCATTCGTTGCTGTCTTCGTTCCACCGAAATCTAAAACTACACACAATTTATCACCTTGATCGTCATTATATATTGCTGCAAAAGCTGCAGAAAAAGTTGCGCTTGACCACGTTACATCTGCAAAATCTACAGACGTAGTCGCAGTTGTAGCTACAACAGCCTGACTACCTAAAGCTTTTCTAACATAGTTTGAACTACCTGCGGAAGAAACTTCGTTAGTAGTTAAAGCAACTGTGCTAGATGTTGAGTAAGGATTAGATGTGTACAATGCTATTTTAAAAGAGTCTCCGCCATTCGCAAAGTTATGCGTTCCTGACATCAATTCACCTTTAAAAGAAAACGGTACTACGTTTGCCATATTTTTATCTCCTTAATATTATGGTGATGGTGATTTTAAAGGAGTACGAATAACACCATCTTGGTATTCGTCTCGGCGTCTACGACCTTGTTGTTCGATCGCGTACGATTGAAGAGCTTTTTGATAAGCCTGCATGTAGTATTGTAACATATCTGCAGGACCTTTCAAGTATCCATATGCTTCTACCAGACATCCATATAAAAGTAAATCCTGATATTTATTCGATATGTAAGTTCCAGCTGTAGCTGCTGGAGCCGCAGATGGGGTTGTTGTATTAGTTAAACTTGTTGGTTGTTTTACATATGCTAATGTAATTTCATAAGTTGAATCTGGTGTAGGTGCTACTACCCAAAATTCCGCATCCCAGTTTGCATAATACTTAGGAAAACCTGATTGTGTGCCCGGAGTATCATAATAAGCTGCCATATAACTTGTATCTTTTTTTTCTAAAAATACTTGATCTCCTGCAGCATTTTTTAATTGTGCATATCTTATGAATCTTAAGTCAGACGGAATAGTTACATACCTATTACCTGTAACTAATTGTGATGTAGCATAAAATCTATTATCATCAGAATCAGCTTCTCTATAAATTTTGTTTTCTGTGTTTTTAATAATAGTGTCTAACACTGAATCTGACAAAACTGAGTCATCAACTTCAGTATAATTTCTAATATCTGTTCTTAAATTTGCTAAAGTATAAGCCATTAGGCTACTATCTCCCTACATTCTCTACAACTTTTTTTAAATCTTTTGTGAAGATCACAATGTTTTGGTTTTACTTCTTCGTATAAAACAAGATGTGGATCTTGTTTTTCAGGTTTAAATTTATTTTTAATCCAATTCCAAATTTTATTTATCATGCGCTTACTGTTACAGGCCCTGCTGATGCAGCGCCTCCTCCTCCTGTTTCGGTTATACTAGATGTTGTTGCAGTTGCAAAGGTATATTTATCATCGTTAACTTTAGTAATTGAATATCCTGAAGACGAATTAATTGTTGACCCTAATACCCCGCCAACATTTTGTGCATCTCTAAATCTTACAGTATCACTTGTAGATCTACCGTGATCAGGTTCTTTTACCGTTATTGTTGTTGATCCAGATGTTGTAGTAAAAGGATTTAATGGAAGCATTTTAGGAACAGCAGTTTCTGTTCTATCTGTTCTAACATGTCTTAAAGATATTGCATCTGCACCATGCGGTTTAGGTTCTAACTGTGGTTGTTTTGGTTCAAATTCAGATACATGAACAAGTGATCCATTCCATTCTCTTACCATCTCTTTGTATGGAAACTCCATACCTGATCTATCTGATATTGCTTTTGAACGTTTACCTGATGCGTAATTTGCCATTATACTCCTGGATAATAAACTTTTGGTGTTATGTATGTACTAGAAGCTGAACCATCTTCTTTTAATGCTCTTTGAAATTCATCTTCATAAACTAATTTCATTCCTTGAATTAGTTGTGGTGCATATTTCATAGATAAATAATAAGCTAAACCTGCAACCATACATGGCACAAATCTAAATGGTAAATCAGTTGCATTTGTATAAGCGCCAATGTCTTGAATTCTTTTTATGAAAAATATATGCATGTCTTTTGATGCACTAGTTGAATCTGGTGTTGGATAAACACTGATACTTACATGATCAATAAATCTTTGAACCCAATATTGATTAGGAGTTCCTTTTGATAATTTGTTAGAAAAAGCAGCATAAGTTGATCTATCAACTTTAGTCATTGGACTATCCGATTGAGTTGTTTGTGTTCTATTAGATCTTAACTGTGCTTCAAGGACATCGGATATACCATAAATACCATTAGTAGGAGTAGTTACTGCACTCGTACCGTCTGAACTTGCTCTAAAAAATTTATATTCTACTTGTCCTTCAATTAGATCAATATTTGTATCAGCTATTTCCCAATAGTGAATACCTCTATTTCCCCATTCTTGAAGCATTATATTTAATGATCTTCTTGAAGATTTTAAATGATACCCTGTTACATCTTGAATACCAAGACGTTCAAAAGCTTCTTCTATTATCTCATCGATAGAAAAAGTTTTGTCAAATGTAGTTGTGCCTGAGGTAGTGTTAGCCATTTAACCTCCTAGCCAGTATAACCAATAGTTACCGATGTCGTATTAGTTAAATCTAAATATATTCCAGTTCTGCATCTAATTCCGCTTCCAGGAACATAAACGTCTATACCTTCTGTTCCACAGTTAGCTTCATAAACTAAAGCACCTGATGCATCTGTTCCATCATAAATTTTAATATTACTATTAGCTACTCCTTCAGCTTGAATATAAGTTATTCTAGCTGGCCCAATAAAATTACTAGATGCGTCTGTTGCTTTACCAAATCTTCCGTCAGAAGTTCTGCATGAAAACTGTTGATCTGATGTTGCCATAATTTTTCTCCTTAAAATTTATGTGGGCCGAAGCCCACATTAAATTAATTATTACGCTATTGTTGCGCCAACTGTTGAAGTTGCAACCCAACCAACAGTGCTGTTCCAAACTAAAGTAGCTGACT